ACGTCCTTCCCAAAAAGGAACGCCACGCCCTTGTCAATGAACATGCGCCCGAAGTTCATCCGCAGGTTGTCATCCGCAGCTCCAGCTGCCACTTTCAGCGGCTTTTGTCCCTTGCCATAGTAGATCTCCCAGTTGCGCCGGAACTTTTCCAGCCGGTCCTGCTCCGTCATACGTAACGTATCTTGTAATGCCGTCATCAAGTAATTTTCCATAGTATGCACCTTGTATCTATCGATAAAGTCCTGGTAAATATTCAACACGCGCTTCCAGCATGTCATCTTCGTATGCATAGCGGAGGCCATCGATTAGATGATTATTTCTGTCTACAGGTTGCCTGATCGCGTTTCCGGCTGAATCTTCCCGCCATTTATACTGAGAGAGCTCGTTCCTCATGTTCACACAGTTTTTATCCACGATAATCGTGTGTTGTTGTAACCATTGAATGCCAAACATCACGCTGTCTTTGCCTTTTTTAGCTCCGTAAATATTGACGCCGTCTCTCTGTAACTCCGCGATGGACTTGGGCTCCGCAGAATCACCCTTGAGATAGTCGGAACCAGCCTTGCTCTTGATCACCCCAGCGAGGACATCATTGGTAAGGCCACGTTCATAGATTTCGTCGTAGACATAGATCCTTTTCTTCGCGCGATCGTAGTGAGTTATTGGCACCGCAGCAGGATCACTGGAAAAGCCGAAGTCCAGCCCATGCCGGCGATTGGTACGTTGTGCTTCCGGTAAGTAATACTCGTCGCCTGGATCACTCAAATCAGCTACCTTCCAATCCGTGAAGATCACATTACCGAGTATGCCCCATCGGCCTTCTGAATAAACATCGAAGTAATACTTGTCTTTTTCTTGCTGCAACTCTAAAACATCATCACGAGTGATAAACTGATTGTCTCTGTATGTTGTTCTTAGAATTGACAGTTCGCGAGAGTTGTATTCCTTCTGGTCGTCTGCCCATCCAATGCTTTTGAAATATTCCTCATAAATCCAGTGACTGATAAGAACTGGATTGAATGACAGTACCAACCTTTTCGGGACCGCCTCGTCTCCACCTCTTTGACGCTTTAGAAGCTGTTTTACTGACGATCTTTCGCACTCAGTTGCTTCTTCGATTCGTACATCTGTAAAAACTCCTTTAGCTGGAGTAAGACTCTTAAGTTTTTCAACATCGTCTAATCCGGCAAAAACGATTTGATAACCGTTTGAACAAGTAACTGTTCCGTCAGTTTTATTCATCGAAAACAAAGCACTTAGATTCCATGAAATTATGATTTTTGCAATTTCCTGAACAACAGACCCTCGTAACGTTCTGCCGACTTGACGGCAAATAAGGAAATTCCTCCCCCCTTTCATTACGTCCAGAATGTCTCTTTGTGCCAAAAACACCGATTTTCCAGAACTGGCGCCTCCAAAATATATCTGAGTTCTTGCCATATTACCAAGATGCGGAATATAGACGTCATTGAACACTGCGGTATCGACTTGAACCTCAGTCATTTATTGCAGCCCTCGCTTTTCGTCTTACCCACGCCTGCCGTAATTTTTCAAGGGTCTCTTCTGTCGGTTGATACCCTTTTTGGGCTTCACTAATTTTTCGGCGGGTTTCTTCTGACTTTGGAGCAAACCACCCAACAGCAAGGCCGCGCACTTGGTTCTCGTTTATTTGTTTACCTTTGTGAGCTTCAGATATTTTGGCGCGTCTCTCTTGAGAATATTCTCCGCGAGGCTTGCCAGACCATATCTCTGACATTTTTTGCCTCGATTCTTCAGTGTGTCTAAAACCTGTATGGATCTCGGCCATTCTGTGTTTTTGCTCCTCTGTAAACCGAAAACCCAACATATTCCCTGCTGTTTTATTGGCGTTGTACTCCGGCTGCTCGCAGTCAAGATATCTTTGTTCAACTGCCAATAATTGGTCTACTTCACAATACTCAAGCACAGCAAAATCGAAACAGCTCGGGCCATATTTATTCCAAGCATTTTGCAATCTCTTACTGTGATGGTCATTTTTTCGTAAATGGAATGTATGTACTCGCCAGCGCGAGGCAATGTCTACAGCTGACCCGATGTATCGCTTGCCGTTCACTTTGTTTGTAATGCAATACACACCGCTACTCATCAGAATTCCTCAATGTCACTTTAATCACAGCACCACCATCGCCGGCCTCAATTGACTGTGTTGGCTTTCCCCAACGGCGATCAAATAACATTTCCATCGCCTTCAGATTGCCACTCGCTGCCAACTTTGTGAGCACTTTTATAAACTTCTGCCAATCCTCATCTGAGATCGCATCATCAAGCAGTGCCGTAATCCCCTTCGGTCGGCCTCCTGGATTACCGCTAAAACCTTTTACAAACCTTCCAGTCTTTGGATCTCGAACTGCCATAGTAGATTTCCTAATCAATTCCTGTTCTGAGGCCTACTCGTATCCTCGATACAAACGAAGAAACCCGAAGTCATAGTCAAATTAGACTAAAACTCCGGGTCAAATTCCTCATGAGTTACAAAAGTAACAATATTCAGCTTTCTTTAGTTTAACACACAATAAGGTTCTTTTCAAGTTATTCTCGGGTTGCCTTCATCCGCGTGCTGAAATTCACATAAGTAACCCTTCGATCTGAGATTAATATCTCTACTGATCCATAACCAGCCGGTCCATCAATAACACCTTTTAATGCTAAGGCAAGTAATCTCAATGCTTCATCGTCCAATTGGCGGCATAACTCAAGCTCAATATCTTGCCTGGTCAGTGTTCTGGACGAATTATTACTCATCAATTGTTTTCTCAAAATCAATTGGTTAGCATTGATTTTTTCATTTATTACTCAACTCCCTGATTGCATCTTCATTACTCAGTCCATTTAGCCTCGAATATAAGTTGATCACGTCCATTGGCATTGACGTACAAGTGAAACATCCGCATAGCTGTTTCTCAGTATCAATCCACATAGAGGGGTGGCTGTCCTCCCCGTGAAATGGACATTTTGCCACGCCCCAATGATCGCCAGTGAAGGTAATGTTGTCTATGAAGTCTTCGATCCTGTGAGATCTCTTTACTTCTTCTACGTTCACACCAACTTCCATGTCAAGGACTTGAGCGGTTGAATACTCAGTAAGGTTGCGATCAACGATCATACGACGCGGCACATCAACTCTCTCCATGAGTTTCAGCGTTTCTTTGGGAAACAATTCCTCCAACTCGGACCAAATAGGAAACTCCCCAACTTGATACTCAGTATAGATCGCACCACTTGGGTGAATGGAGCCAGGAAGAGTTACTAACCCGCCCCTTCCTTTGACGTCGATTTTTCCAAAGTGAAGGTTTTTGACATCGTTTGTGCAGCGAGTATATAAGTGGATACCTCGTGCAGTTCTCACTTTGTAAGAATCGTAAAGTACTTGCCTTGCTGCCGCGCTTCCCTCCGTCCCCGCCCACAGCGACCACCTCAGGTACTCATTAAGGTCGTCAAAATCGATCACCACCAGGTTGTTTGTGCCCGTCACCACCGCGGCGTTACTCGGTATCCTGAACCACCGGATCAGTTCACTCTCAGTAGGCAGCTGCTTCTGGTAGATTCCCCATTTTATTTTTGGAATCTTAGTCCCTAACTGACAGGGTATCACTGAAAACCCCCTGGCAACAAACCAGAAAACAAGATCAAGCTGGGTGCCGGAGTTTTTAACATTAGTCATGACAGGCTCCAATTTGGGGGGTTTGGGGGGTTTTAAGTGCCATCTGGAAAAAGTATAAAAATACACTACAATTCTTTAACATCGTCAATCTTTGGGCAGGATATGGGTTGCAGGAATTATGTAAACCCCCCACGTCAACGAGAGAGTATAATAAAAGTGGTTTTAGAAACTTTCTGGAAAACGCCTTCCAAACCCCCCAAACCCCCCTACTCTCAAATGTTAACAAATTATTAAATGCACTTTTATTTTTCATTTGTGATCAAACCAGTATTCTTGTTGTTTGTGGTTAACTTGTGTTGTCATTCCGTACCGGCTTTCTAAAATACTCTTTACATTCAACAGCCTTCTCCCAAACGCCTTCACGCTCCGTGGCCAATCGCTGTCCGGCTTATTGCCATTGAAGAGCGTAGTTTGCGCTTCAGTGTAGATCTCCCGGGCGGTTACCCAGCGGTTAAGGTTGCTGCCAAGTTTGGAAGTTGTGTAATTGGAGTCATTCAACCATGCGTCAATCGCCTCGATCACGATTTCACCATCCGCAAGGAAATTTGTTTGCGCGAGCTTCAAATCGACTACAATCTCATCCCACAAGTCGACCTTATCTGCTTTTACGGACATGAGGCGGCCAAGTGCTTCCCAGTCCGCCATGCGGAGGGTTGAGTAGGCAGGTAGATCGCCATCCTGGAGTTCTTTCACTACTGAGTTCAAGCTCGTCAGCATATCTCCCCACCAGGCGTTTCGCAGTTCGTCAATCTCCTGGAGGAATAAGCTCTCTCGTTTGCGGTCATCATCATTGACGCGGTTGAGAGGGAGTAAGAGTAGGCGATCCGCAAGATCGTCACGGCGGAGAGTGTCTGGTGTCCTCGCTGTCACTGCAATCCAACAACGGTATTTGAGAATCCCCAGTTCTTTGGATGTATATAATTTTCTATACTCGTCCATTGCGCCGGTGGAGATCCGTGCGAGTTTATCCTGCAGCCAAGGCTCCATGGTATCGAGATTATCCATTGCGTACAAATGGTAGTGACTCGCTGTTACTGAGAAATCATCGGGTTTTACGGGCACACCGCTCACTTGCGCCCACTGGCCAAAGAGTAACCTCAGTAGAAGACGGAGCGCCATGGACTTGCCGGATCCTTTTTCACCGAGCAACACCATCATTGGCTTGGTCGGGCATAACTCGTTGAAGAATAAACTTTGCGCCCACACCTGGTATGCCCAGGCGTTCTTTGTCTTTGCCCAATTGGGGATCTCAGCAACGGTAGCGAGCGCATCATTATGATCGATTAAGTCGGGTTCGTACGGCTCCCAAATATGCAGATCATCAAAGATCACTGGACCATCGCCATTGACTTTGAGAGTTATGGAATCGCCATCAAGGCAATAACACTTGCCATCAAACCTGCTGACCCATAACAGTTTTGTGTCATTATCGTAGTAGGCCATGCGGACCACGTTTTTGATTTCAGAGTTCAAAATCGCCGCTGTCTTACAGGCATTACTGAGCACACTGAAGCCGGTGCTTGCGGGATTCACGCCGGTCAATTCATGCAGCCATGCGTGCCACAGCTCAGTATCAAGCTCAAATAAGCGGTGTTTATCATGCCAGAGGTAGAATAATTCCCCCTCCGGTGTGCGAATGAATTTTCCATTATCATCAAGCCAGGTAAGTAACAATGACTCTGCATTACTGAGTCGGATCCCAGCGGATACACCTTTGACCGGAGTAAGGATAGTTTCCAGCACTTCTTGAAACTTCACGTCCGGTGGGTTCATCAGGGGGTTGCCCAGGCGTTTTGCTCTATTTGCGCTAAAACGGGCGCCCAGCTTCAATCTCTGGTATCCGGTGCTTAGCTTTTGTTGCATTTTAGCTAATGCGCCTTGTAAGGCGATATTCAGCTCAGGGGGGAGACCGCTCAGGATCTCGATAATCGACTCTTTTACGGATCTCCCGTTATAGTACATCTCGAGCCAAATTTCCCGCCATGGTTCACAAACTGGTGCCGCGCCGCTGGGTGGTTGATCCACATGCAGCGCCATGGCAATCAGCTCAAGCTCCCCCCACCAGGTATCAGGGTCAAGGTTGCCATAAGCTCCGATGATTTGCGCCTGATCACTGGCGGGGATATTCAATTTGCCTAATAATTCGTCTATCGACGTTGTTTGCATAAGGGTGCTTTATCCCTTCAAAAGTAATGTTTCAATTGTTTTACTGAGCGCAATTGCTCGGTCTGAAGTCAGTGTTTGACCACCAGTGATGTTCGCAAGCTCGGTTAGGAATTTTTGACCATGAGTTCGATCTTCCGGGCCACAATAAACTGTGGAAATCTTGTTCTTATACGTCTGTGCAACCGCTAATGCTTGCTCTTTGCTATCCGGCTCACCATCAGAAATTACAATGATGTTCATTCCTGGTACATCCGCAATTTTCGCGTACCTCAGGGCATGGGCAAGGTTGGTCCCGCTGCCTTCATATATCGGGATACCACCAGGGCAAAAGAACGCATTGTCTGAGAAGGAAATAACCGCCACTTTACCGGGTTTGTTTCTCTGTATGGTAGCGAGTTCCTCACAAGCAACCTGGTATCGGGATTTGCCATCTTTGGAATCGTGTAGCCCCATGGATCCGGATACATCCACGATGGTTACAATTTCAGCGTTGGCAAACAACTGGGCGATTGACTGACCGGTGCTCTTTGCAATCGCGCTGATGGAGCTGGGTACGATTTGAGTGTTAGTTACTGTCATTATTCACCTCTGGTTCCCCTGCTGCCCACCACAACCACATACCGAGCAGCAGCAGAACTAACATTACGCTTATGCCTGCGAGAAAGCCTGCGATGAAGGTCATTCCTGCACCTCCGGCGTCCACTCGTACACAATGTCGGCGCTCTTTCCACTGTGCAACCGCCACACCTTGCCGTCAAATGAGGGTACAAGCCCTGCGTTCCAAAGATTTGCTACAGACGAAAAGTTGTATTTGTAGTTGATGGCGAAAAAACTGCTGAAATATGCCCCGACCGAAGCCCAGACCGAATCCCTGACCGAAGCCCAGACCGAAGCCCCGACCAAATCCCTGACCGAAGACCCGACCAAATCCCTGACCGAAGACCCGACCAAAGCCCAGACCGAAGCCCCGACCGAATCCCAGACCGAAGCCCCGACCGAATCCCAGACCGAATCCCTGACCGAATCCCTGACCGAAGCCAAGACCAAATCCCTGACCGAAGCCCAGACCGAAGCCCACTCCTTCAGCCAGCCAATTTGTTCATCTGTCACTTGTTCTACCTTTGGCAACTCAAACGGTTTGACAATCGGCTTGATAATAAGTGGCTCGACAATCTCTTTGAAGTCCTGCCGTTTCGCCCACTTTTCAGCCGCCTCGCTGTCATCACGGTTGCTGTTAATCTGGTCAACCGTGAACGCCTTTGTCAGCGGGTTGTACTCATATTTGTTACATCTATCCTCGTTGAGGAGGTAGTATGCACAGATATGCGAATGGCTGTCCACTCCATCGTCGTTTAGGTGCGCCTTGCGATATTCCCAGTCGAAGTAGTAATACTCCGCTGGGTGATTCACTGGGTCTGTTACAAAACTGAAAAAGTTACACATCCTGCACCTCCGGTATCCACTTATCATCTTGCCGCTCTGTAGCATCGTGAGCGGTAAGTTGGTCACTTTCCGCCTCAAGCTCGGCAATGAGGGCAAGTAGCGTTTCTGGCGATTGTCTGCTTTTCAGCAATTCATCTGTTAAGGATTGTTCGTGGTTTATAGCAGGATAAAGCACATAGTTTCCATCTTCCCATTTCTCACTCATTCCTCACGCTCCTTCTGGATGCGGTCAACAAGTTCCGACCATTGCTGTTGGTTATAAGCGAATCCCTTTTCAATCAACTCGTCAATCACACTGTTCAACCGCTTGATTTCGTCATACTTCTCGATGCACCGACTTTCCCACGCATTCACCGTGCGGTCAATCGTGGCGTTCAGCTTGGCGATTTCGGCATCTTTATCATTGTTTCTAATCACCTCTTGGATATCAAGAAACGCACGCCTCATCTCGCTCGACTGGTCGCGTAGGATTGCAATTGTTTTTTTCAACGCGCGATTTTTCAATATAAGTTTCGCTTCTCGTAATGTATATTTTTTACTCATCCCTCACACTCCTTTGCAGTGATAATCGCACATCCGTCTCTGACTGTGAACTCGTAGTCAAATTTATCAACCCAGATTTCAAACACAATCGAATTGTCATCACTATACACTCTGGGACTGTCACATTGCGCGCTTGATTCGGTATAAATCAGGCATTTGTCCTGCCGTTTTACTGTTATACTAAAATCGGTTTTAGCCATTTTTCTCACTCTCCTTACCGTACACAAATGTACCTGTTTGTGTATCGTTAGGTGATTTATTATCCTGCCGCTTTATCTCGCTATGAACGGTGGAAAGTGAACGATTCGCCTCCAACCCCTCAACTAACGCTCGTTTACTGTTTATTGCTATATCCCCCAGCGCCAGTCTCATTCGTTGATACTCTATACCGAGCCTAATGTTTTCCGCCTCAAGCTCGGCAATGCGCTTGCGAAGGTCGTCCTCGATTGGTCGAGTTTGCCACCACCTGTATGCGGCTCCGATTGTGCGGAATATCCTCGACTTATATCCGCACCAGTCGCACGCAATGTTGGTGTCACCTTCCTCGCCTTGTTCAAAGTACCAGTCCTCCTTCCCACAAAACGGACATTCTTTTGGTTCACTCATTCCTCACGCTCCTTGTTTATTTCAAGCATCGCTTGCCTTACGCTCTCGACGTGCCATAGTTGAAATAAATCGTCTTGTTCTAACACGATTGACCAGTCGTGAATCAGCTGGCGGAATTCATCATTATCTTTTTCAAGCTCGGCAATGCGAGACTCAAGACCTGTAATCAAAGTCAGTAATTCTGCCGCATCTTCTGCATCACCCTCAAAACCACAGCCCACATTGACTGCAATTCTCAAGGCTTTCTTGAATTTCTCACTCATCTTTCCCCCTCTCCTTCTCTTTCCGTCAAAATGTCTCTGATATACTCAACCATAAGCTTGTAATATTCCAACGAATGGGAGTCGTGTGTCACTGCCGCGCGATCTTTGAAATACGCCAGGGAATCTTTCAAAGTTGCCGTATCAGTGTTCTTATCAATACGCTTAATCATCGCGTTCATTTCCTACACTCCAAACTTTGATAGATCTGCGGCAATGTTGGCTTTTTTCCCCTCAGTAATTACAGCAAAATCCGCCGCCTCGGGGTTTTTCTTTGCCCAATCTTCAACCATTTTGAGATCAAGAACCTCACTGATTGCAACTGGCATATTGACCCGCGCCCATTCAAGCGCCTTTGCTTCATCAATCTTTACTGAGGTGCTGTTGATCAACCAGGCAGCTTTGAACGGAGGTAAAAAGTCGGGATTTTTGACCAATGCAGACTTCAGTTGATACTCAAGCTTCTCAATGTCCGCACTCACTTTTTCCAACAATCCGGTATTTACTACAAGCTCATCATCGCTCAGTAACTCAGCCTTGCGGGCTCTTACCAGATCCTTCGCCACGTCTCGGATTTCTCGCAGCTCTCTCAGATCTTTTATCATTGCAACAAATTCGTTATTATCCATTTTTCTCCTTTACAGCCATTCTTCTACTTCTACACATTGAGTGGATTTAACCAAATCAAGAATTTGTTTCTTTGTATTTACGATTTTCGAGTTACATTCCTCGATAATTCCAGCGTTTTTGTTATACGCCATCCGCATATACATCTGCTCATCTTCTAATCTGGCTATCTCCCTTTGCGCATCAGCCATATTTCTGGTCAATGCTTCTAATTCAAAAATGTTTTTTTCTGTTAGCATAAGTACCTCTGGAATATCCATTTCCCTAATAAGGAATTACGTTGTAGACAGCAAATTCACCAAACAGATCGTGAGCTGCAATGTTGTATGCCATTGCCGCTTCTTCGGGGCTTTCAAAGTAACCTAAATGATGTTGTTTCTTATCTGTCTTGATGTAACTTTTCCACTTTTTGGCGTGCGGTCTCCAGATCACCCCTCTGTAAGGTGATGAAGCGCCTTCAATGCGTTTACGGTTTATATTGTTATTTTTTCTACTGGTAACTCGTAGATTACACTTTCGATTATCGAGCCGGTTTCTGTTGATATGGTCAATTACCATTCCTGTTGCGCATGGTAAGATAATCCGATGTAGGAAAAGAACCTTACGTTTACCTTCGTTTCTTTTGGTCATTCGGGCTGCGTAGCCATCAACTTCATACCAGTTGTAGCCAGCGATCTTTGGCATATCCTCGTCATCGACAAAAGCTATGTTTCCTGAGCTTAGCTTTATTTCTGCCATAATGTTTGCCTTTCCAGCGCTGGGTCGTAGGGTGTTGCAACTACGACCGCGCCATTTTCAATACTGAGTCTGCTGGGGTGAATTGTTCTTCCCATGACGGTTACCCCATTAGTGTCTTAGTAACTGCAGCGATCTCATCGACGGTCTCTGGCATGGTGCCATTGTTCGCTTCTTTGACTTCATCTTCGCCAAACGCGGCAATCAGGTCATCCAGGCTGAATTCAACCTTAGGCTGTCGGGCAGCAATTAGAGCCGCTTTTTTGGCTTCTTCGTCTTCTCGCACCTTCAGATCCGCGTCAATGCGATTGATGTGCAGCGCGTCCTTTTGATCAGCGGTCAACACACCATCGAGGATTGAGAATTCGAAATCGTTGGGCACTTCGTTATCGGAGGGCGTTCTATCCCCAATTGGATCTTCCCAGTATTCCAGGATCCTTTTCCACGTACAGGGGTTCACCTTTCTTGGCAGCACATTGATCGGGGTAATACCACTCTCAGTAACTATCACTTTACTGAGCCGCTTCAGCACCAATCCAATCGGCGCCGGTCCATCGGGGTTATGTCGGGTCCAGATCCGCAAGCGGCTCTTTTCAACCACCGGTTTTTTACTGTCCGGGATCTCAGCGCCTGTTTTTACTGAGCCAATCGTTTGATCCTTAAGGTGGGTGATCAGAATCACTAACGGTGCGACTTGTAACAATTCATCGATCACCCTCGCTTCATAATCAAAAGATACCTTCCAGATCTCCATGGCTTTGAATGTGCCATTGGGAGAGAAAAACTGCTTGAATTTTTGCGGTTCTTTTTGAACTACAGGATGAAAAGTATTCTCAAACCTACTCCAGGTGTCAAATACCAGTACCTTGAATCCCTTGCCTTTGAGTGTTTGGATCTGTTCCATTACATAGTTATGGAAGTCGATTTCTCTCATTCCAATCGTGTCTTTGGTCAAGTTTGCATAGAATCCCAGTGGCGTTCCTGCTTCTTTCAGCTGGTTTGCGATCGACTGGGTTTTGAGATCGTCATCGAAAAAAGCAATCTCTGAGGGTTGAAACCCGCATGAGAGTGCGAAAGTCGTTTTGCCTGTATCAGGCTCGCCGGTCACATGGACCAGTCCGGTAATGGGGTTGGGTGTTGGGTTTTGTTTCATTGTTTTTCCTTGGTTCCTTTTAGTTTTGGTTTACTCATCGAGGACTATCTCTAATCGCTCGTTGGGTTTCAGTTTCAATGCGGCACGAATAGCCCGCTGGGTATTTTTGGGAATTCCCTTATAGTCGCGCTCGGTATCTGTCA